GCGACGACACCACCACCTATCGCCGCGTATTCCGTAAGGCCGAATAATGATCAAAGCCGCCATCGCCCAGCCGATCACCCCAGCCATCCGGTCACCGTTCGGGCAAGTGGTGGCCAACCTTGCCCCACCACCGGTGCCGGTTGACCCGCTGCAAGCACGCTTGGAGGAAAGGTTTGGCGCAGGCCAAGTGGGCATTATGGCTATCATCCAACCAACGGTTTTGGGTCAAACGGCTCTCTACAAAGACGCAGCGATGACCGACCCTGTTCTCTCGGCAGGCGACCCAGTGGGCGCGATTAGGGATTTCAGCCCTTGGGGCTATCATTTGCGGGCGCCGACAAGCTCGGCAAGGGGCGTTTATAGAACTGACGGCGAATTGCATTGGATTGAGTTCAACGGGGTGAACACCCAGTACGAAACCGTCCCAATTGCTGTCGACGTTAATAGAGTGACAGTTTGCGCGGCAGTAAGAAAGCCGTCTAATTTAAGGAGCCCTTTGGTGTGTCTTGACGGAGACCTTGCAGTTGCACCCAATTACGCGATGTACTTTCCCAGAACGTCCTCTATAACAGGTGCGTCGTTCGCTACACACTCGTCGGGAACTAACTATGCAGTTGCGGATTCTTCGAATATAAGCGCGCCTGCCAGTGCAGTGCTGACGGGTCGCAATGTAAACACTGACACTGCGCGCTTATGGTACAACGGCGTATTAGCGGCGGATGGCACAGACGCGGGCAATTTCAGTAATTTTGGAACTAGAAAGATCGTCGTAGGGCGAGACAGGACAGACTTTTCTTCTGCAGAACTATTTGGCCTTTACGTCGGCTATGAGCAAGTTGATGATTTAGCACCGCTTGAGAGTTATTTTGCTGAACGGGTAGGGGTATCGCTATGACCACTGAATACACATTATTAGCAACGATATTCGGCCCGCCATTAGAGCTGGATGATTTGAATCAACTAGCGTTAGTGTTGGGTGAAAGCACTTCGGATGATAAAACGTTTAATGTTATTAATTGCCAACACCCCGAGACAGGCGAGCGGTATTGCGTTGTCAGTACAGTAGTCAAGCCAGTGTTTAGCGAAATGGCAAGTAAGCCATTGATAGCACCAGATCATGCGCCACATGCTGATATTGAGGCGTCAACTCGCGCTCAGGCGCTACTCAGCATTAACGACCAGATGCCAAGCCCTAATCATATCGCCGTGCGCCTAACTCCTCGCACCTATACAACCCAGCAGCATATTGCTGAATACGGCTTAGTGCTCATAAAGCAGGAAGAAGCCACCCCATGATCAAACTCCAATCCCTACGCCAACACCTGCTCGCCTCAGTAGAAGAGCTGCGCCGCAATCCCGAACAGCTCCACACCTTCGTCAACGACGGCAACGTCAGCTTCTCGCGCGGTACCGACCTAACACACGAATACCGCGTCGATGCCCAAATCATCATCACCGACTACACCGGCAGCCTCGACACCGTCATGATCCCCCTGCTGCAATGGCTCAACACCTACCAGCCGGATTTAGTACCGAACGAAGCCGTCCAGCTCGAAGCCGAAATCCTCAGCAACACCCATTGGGATCTCGCCCTCACCGTGCGCCTCACCGAGCGCGTCGTCGCTAAGGTCAACTGCGAAACGGGCAGCATCAACGCACATCACCGCATGCCCGAATACCCCGCCGACGCCTGCACCGCCACAAGCTGGCAACTCAACATCAAGCACCCAGGCAGCGACGAATTCACCCAGGAAGCGGCATGGGATAGCCCGCAATGAGCGACGAACTCCAACAGCTAGAAGAGTGGCTGACCCCGCTCATCAACAAACTAGGCACCAAAGAGCGCCGCATCCTCGCCCGCGAAGTCGCCCGCGACCTGCGCATCGCCAACCGCGAGCGCATCAAAGCCCAGACCAACCCCGACGGCACGCCCTACGAGCCGCGAACCGAACTACGCGGGCGAAGCGGCCGCATCCGCCGCAAGGCCATGTTTACCAAGCTGCGCACCGCCAAATACCTACGCATTAAAACCACCGCCGACACCGCCGAAATGGGGTTTCTCAGTCGCGTCGCCCGCATTGCCCGCGTGCACCACTACGGCTTGCGGGATCGCGTAGAACGCGGCGGCCCGCAACACCAATACGCCCGCCGGGAACTGATCGGCATCACCGCCAAAGACACCGACCGCATCGCCGACAGCGTCCTAAACCACCTCACCCCGCCCAGCTAAACATCGTTACTTGGCCCGCACCTTGTACAAAGCGGCTGGCACAACGCCCGCCGCTACCCTCTCGCGCGTAAGCCCCGCAGCATTGGCGGCATGAACAACGTCGCCGAAATACTCCGCCTCATTCAAAACCTACTCCGCCTTGGCGCAATCGCCGAGGTAGACCACGGCGTGCCCAATGAGCGCCTGCCCGCCGTGCGTGTGCGCTCCGGCGAACTGCTCACCGGCTGGCTACCCTGGGCCGGTGGCCGCGCGGGCACTACCCGCGATTGGAACCCGCCCACCGTCGGCGAACAGGTAATGATCCTCTCCCCTGGTGGCGACCTCGCCAACGGCGTCGCCATGCCCAGCCTCTTCCAGCTCAGCGCCCAACCGCCCACCAACGACCCCGGCAAAATCGCCCGCCAGTTTCCCGACGGCGGCCTGTTCGAATACGACCACGAAAACCAAGTCGTGCGAATAAACCTACCCGGGCGCCTCGAAATAGCCGCCCCCGGCGGCACCCAATGGGTCGGCAACATCAACCACCAGGGCGACATGCAGCGCGAAGGCAGCGACACCCAAACCGGCGGCACCAAAACCCACAACGGCAAAAACGTCGGCAGTACCCACAATCACGGCGGCATCTCACGCGGTGGCAGCAATACGGATGGGCCAAACTAATGGCAGGCATGAACGTCAACACCGGCAAACAGCTCGACGGCATCGAACATATCCGCCAATCAATCGCGGACATCATCACCACGCCCATCGGCTCCCGCGTCATGCGCCGCGAATACGGCAGCCTAGTGCCCGAGCTCATCGACCGCCCCATGAATGAAGCGCTACTCATGCAGGTCTACGCCGCCACCATCATCGCCGTCACCCAATGGGAGCCCCGCGTCAAAATCACCGGTACCCGCCGCATCGTCAGCACCGAAACACCAGGCGCCGCCACCATTGAACTGATCGGCGAAACCGCCGACGGCCAGCCCATCACCGCGGGAGTGCCCCTAGCATGAGCGCCACAATAGACCTCTCCCAACTACCCGCGCCCAACGTCATCGAGCCGCTAGATTTTGAGGCCATCTTCGAAGAGCGCAAAGCCGCCCTGCTCGCCCTCGTCACCAGCGAACAACGCGACGAAATCGAGCAAACCCTACAGCTAGAAAGCGAACCGCTGACCAAGCTATTGCAAGAAAACGCCTACCGCGAACTGGTCTGGCGTCAGCGTGTCAATGAAGCCGCCCGCGCCGTCATGCTCCCGTTTGCCAACGATGAAGACCTCGACAACCTAGTCGCCAATTTCGAAGTAGAGCGCCTAACCGTCAGCCCCGGCGACCCCAACGCCACACCGCCGGTACCGCCCACCTATGAAGACAACACCAATTTACGCTTACGCGCCCAGCGCGCCTGGGAAGGCCTCAGCGTCGCAGGCCCGCGCGGCGCCTATAAATTCCACGCCCTAAGTGCCGACGGCCGAGTCGCCGACGCCGAAGCCATCAGCCCAAGCCCCGCCGTGGCCGTCGTCACCGTGCTATCCACCGAAGGCGACGGCACCGCAAGCCCCGAACTGCTCGCCATCGTCGAAGCCGCCCTAAGCGCCGAAGACATCCGCCCGGTGGGCGACCGGCTCACCGTGCAAGCCGCCGAAATCATCGACTACCTGATCGATGCAACGCTCTACCTCTACCCAGGCCCAGAACAAGAACCCATCCTCGAAGCCGCCGCCGCCTCGCTGCAACGTTTCATCACTGCCCAGCGCCGCATCGGCCGCGACATTCGTATCTCTGCTATTCACGCCGCGCTACACGTCGAAGGCGTCCAGCGCGTAGAACTAACCCAGCCGCCGGCCGATGTCATCATCGACGACACCCAGGCCGCCCACTGCACCGCCACCAGCATCGCCATAGGCGGCAGCGATGAATAAACACCTGCTACCCGGCAACGCCAGCCGCTTAGAGCGCGCCGCCGCCGAAGCCCTCGCCGACATTCAGCGCGTGCCGGTGCTCCTGCGTCAGCTATGGAACCCCTACACCTGCGAAGCGCGCCTGCTGCCCTATCTCGCCTGGGCATTTTCCGTCGATCGCTGGGATCCAGCATGGAGTACCGAAGCCAAGCGCGAAGTCATCGCCACATCGTTTTATGTGCACCGAAAAAAGGGAACCATCGCCGCCCTGCGCCGCGTCGTCGAACCGCTCGGCTACCTGCTCGAAGTCAACGAATGGTGGCAAGTAGCACCCGAAGGCGAGCCAGGCACCTTCGCTCTAAGAATCGGCGTCCTCAACACCGGCATCACCGACGCCATGTACGAAGAACTAACCCGCCTGATCGACGACGCCAAGCCGCTCACCCGGCACATCACCGGCCTCGATCTACTCGGCGAAACCCGCGGCAAAATCAACATCGGCTGCACCGTCTACGACGGCCACGAAACCACCGTCTACCCCTACGCCGCCCAAGAAACCCAAAACACCGGCACGCTCTACCTCGGCGGCGCCCTGCACATCATCGACACCACCACCGTCTACCCCCAATAAGAGGCCCAGCACATGCCGCAGTTTTACACCCTGCCCACCGCCATCGGGCAAGCCAAAATGGCCAACGCCCTCGCACTCGGGCAAACCGTCAACATCACCCACATGGCCGTCGGCGACGGCGGCGGCACCCTGCCCACGCCCAACAGCAACCGCACCGCCCTGGTCAACGAAGTGCGCCGCGCGCCCATCAACGCCAGCGAAGTCGACGAACAAAACCCCACCTGGGTCGTCGTCGAGCAAGTCCTACCGCCCGACGTCGGCGGCTGGACAATCCGCGAAGTCGGCATCATCGACCAAGAAGGCGACCTCATCGCCTACGGCAACTACCCCGAAACCTACAAGCCCGTACTCAGCGAAGGCAGCGGCCGCACCCAAACCATCCGCTTCGTGTTAGAAGTCAGCGACACCGCCGCCGTCACGCTCAAAATCGACCCCGCTGTCGTGTTGGCCACCCGCGCCTATGTCGATGGCCGAACCCAAGTAGCCACACAAGCAGTGGTTAATGAGGGAGAAAACGACGCACAAATTGTCACGCCGAAAAAGCTAAAAAATTGGATCAAGCAGGCGACTGAAACCATCGCAGGCATGCTGAAAGTAGCAACGCAAGCGCAGGTCGATGCGGGGGAGGATGACGCCACGGCAGTCACGCCGAAAAAGTTGCGCGGGCAGTTATCATCTGCAGAAGATGCCCAAGCGCTGACCAGTCTAAACAAGCTACTGACACCAGGGGGCTTGGCAGATGCTTTTAAAGGGGGAAACCAGTCATTAGTGCGAACAGCTGGTTATCAAATCCTACCCGGTGGGCTCATTATCCAGTGGAAAACGGTTCCGTTAGCATTTGGTGAGGGATCAGAGTCGCACCAGAATACAATTGCTTTTCCAAATGGCGCACTGGGAGGAGTTGCGATTAAAGATCCTGTTGCATCGAACCTAGCCAACACGCCTAAACCATCCATTACGGTTGGAACAGAATCATTCGTTATCGGCATCACGGGTGGGGCGTCGAACGGTAACCAGATGACGATCATCTTGATCGGGCATTGAAAGGGAAACGGAGTCCTTTATGTACTATAGCGCCTCGATAAATGCGTTTTATGTGAATGAGTTGCGAGAATCGTACGTTAAGGCTGGCACTTGGCCAGACGATGCCATAGACGTCAGCGATGAAGAATGGCAGGCCTACGGCCAAGGCCAACCGCCCGAGGGCATGCAGCGCGGAGTCGGCGAAAACGGCCGCCCAACGTGGGTACCAATTCCGCCGGATAAACTCGGCACCATCGCCGACCGCAAACGCCGCGAAATCGAAACCGCTCGCGATGCCGCCATTAACGAAGGGTTTACCCACACCTTCGGCGAAACCGACGACATCGTCCAAGCCCGCCAGCGGGATCGCGAAAACCTCACCGGCCTTGCCGTATCGGCCCAACGCCACACCGAGGAAACCTTCCACTTCCGCGCCCAAAGCAACGCCACCTATGAACTAACGGCAAGCGAAATGCTCGCCCTCGCCGACGCCGCCCAAGCCCACGTCAGCCAGCAATACGCACACAGTTGGCAACTAAAAGCAGAGATCGACGCCGCCCTAGAAGCCGAAGACCGCGACACCCTCGAAGCCATCACGTGGTAATCCAACCCTAGCAAAATGAGAAAGGAGCAATTGCATGAATGCCGGAAAAGTAGAACTTGATCTGACGTGCCAAGTAAGCGGCCACCAATGGAACCTATACGGATTTAGCTACAAAACGCCTGACGGTAATTTTTCGGGATACCTACACGCCACATCGCCAGAGCATGCCAGCTATATGCTTGAAGAGTTAAAGGCGACGGCCGTGCTGGATGGTCAAATCATTGAGTCAGGAAAGTGCTAGCGAAAACGTAGCAAGCGCACGAACCAAGCCCGCCACCGCGCGGGCTTTTTCTGATCGGATAGTCGCATTCTGTCCAGCCACCCCCGCACAACGCCCGCCGCTACCCTCCCGCGCGTAAGCCCCACACCATGGGCATCACAAGTCATACCATCTAACCCCGCTTGAACCTGCGCAGGAGACAAGCACCCATGTCCGAATACCACCACGGCGCCCGTGTCACCGAGATTAACGAAGGCACGCGCCCGATCCGCATTATTAACACCGCCGTCGTCGGCCTCATCGGCACCGCCCCCAATGCAAGCCCCGGCGTAAAAGCCACGGCCACGATTAACGGTATCGAACCCGATTCCGGCCTAGTCATCACCGCGAAAAACGCGGGCATTCTCGGCAATAACATTCGCGTCACCCTGGCAGACCCCGGCGAAACCTCCGCCGCCATCTTGGTCACGGTCGACGAAAAGCGCATCAACGTCTCACTCGCCACCGACGCCGCCGGAGAAATCCTCAGCACCGCCGCCGAAGTCGCCAGCGCGATTAACGCCGAAGCCAACGCCGCCGCCCTGATCACCGCCGCCGCCGAAGCCACCGGGCAAGACGTCGTCACCACCGCTGAAAACGTCCGCCTCACCGGTGGCGTCGATGAACCCTTCCCGCTCAACGAACCGGTACTCATCACCAACATTTACACCGCCATTGGCCAAGCCGGTGCCGGGGGCACCCTCCGCCGGTCGCTGCAAACCATCGTCGACGAAGGCAAAACCGTCATCGTCATGGTGCGCGTCGAAGAAGGCGAAGATGAAGCCGCGACCACGGCAAACGTCATCGGCACCGTCGACCCGCTCACCGGCAAAAAGACCGGCATGCAAGCGCTCACCGCAGCGGAAACAAAGTTCGGCGTAAAGCCGCGCATCTTCGGCGCCCCGGATCTCGACACCCAAGCCGTCACCGCCGCCATGGTCGCCATCGCCCAGCAACTGCGCGGCTTCGTCTACGCCTTCGCCCACGGCTGCACAACCAAAGAAGAAGCGCGCATGTACCGCGAAAATTTCGGGCAGCGCGAAGTCATGATCATTTGGCCCAACTTCCAGGCCTTCGACGTCGACGCCGAAGAAACCCTGCCGCTCCCCGCCGTCGCCAAAGCAATGGGCCACCGCGCGCGGCTCGATCAAGAAATCGGCTGGCATAAAACCCTATCCAACATGCCGGTCAACGGCGTGACCGGCATCACCCAGGATCTGTCGTGGGATCTGCAAGACCCCAACACCGACGCCGGTTACCTCAACGAAGCCGATGTAACAACCCTCATCCGCAAAGAAGGCTTCCGCTTCTGGGGCTCCCGAACCTGCAGCGCCGACCCGCTCTTCGCGTTCGAATCCTACACCCGCACCGCCCAAGTGCTCGCCGACACCATCGCCGAAGCCCACTTTTGGGCAATCGACAAGCCCATGCACCCATCGCTAGTGCGCGACATCATCGAAGGCGTCAACGCAAAATTCCGCGAGCTTATCCGTAACGGCTACATCCTCGGCGGTTCAGCGTGGTTCGACGAAGAGATCAACACGCCTGAAGTCCTCAAGAGCGGCAAGCTCTACATCGACTACGACTACACCCCGGTGCCGCCGCTAGAAAACCTTATGTTCCAGCAGCGCATCACCGATCGATACCTCGCCGAATTCGCCGAACGCGTCGCCGCCTAACCGCCGCCGCTAAACGAGCGCACTAACAGGAGCAAACAGAATGCTACCCAACATCTTAAAAGACGCCAATTTGTTCGGCGACGGCAACAACTGGCAAGGCATGGTGCCCGAACTCACCATGCCAGAACTCGCCCGCCGCATGGTCGAATACGAAGGCGGCGGCATGGACGGCCCCATCGAGGTCGACCACGGCATGGAGCTAATGACCATGGAATGGACGGCCGGCGGTTTAATCGTCGACGGCCTCTTCGACAGCTTCGGCAGCCCCGTACACGACGCCGCCCTGCTTCGCTTCACGGCCTCTTACGAATCCGACGAAGACGGCGGCATCATTCCGGTCGAGATCGTCGCCCGCGGCCGTCACAAAACCATCGGTATGGGCGATTTCAGCAAAGGCGATAACAACACCATCAGCGTCACCACCACGCTGAGTTACTACAAGCTTACCGTCGACGGCGAAGTCATCATCGAGCGCGACGTACCCGGCTACGTATTCATCGTGCGCGGCACCGACCGTCTCGCCGAACGCCGCCGCGCCCTAGGCCTTTAATCCTTAATCAATCAACCACCACGGCCGCCCAGGCGGCCAAACCCCATCAATAGGAAGCCAAAGCAATGACCGACAAGACTGAAGCCAAAGCCGTTGAGGAAGCCGAAGCCACCGAAGCGCAGACAGCCACCGCCCCAGGCGTGGCCACCGAAGTCGTCGAGCTGGAAACCCCGCTGCAGCGTGGTAAATCGCTGGTAAAAGAAATCACCATCCGCAAGCCCATGGCCGGTGGCCTGCGCGGCGTCAGCGTCGTCGACGTCATGAGCCTCGATGTCGCCGCACTCTCCAAAGTGCTACCCCGCATCACCACGCCCGCCCTCACCGAAGGCGAGCTGAAAACCATGGATATCGTCGACCTCATCCAACTGGGCACGGCGCTGAACGGTTTTTTAACCCCAAAAAAGTTCAAGGAAGTCGAAGCCTAAGCATCTGCGAGTTCGTCGAAGACGCCATGGCGGATCTCGCTATGGTGTT